CTTGGTGGATCATTCACAACCTTAGATGGTATTAGATTAATTCCTTTTGAATTTTCAACAACACAATCTTATATGCTGGTCTTTGTAAAAAACACAACTAGCAACACCAGGATGTTTGTCTTTGCAAATGGTCAACAGATAACCAACATCAATGGTTCAGGTAATGATTATCTTGTTTGTGCCTTGGGTGATATTGATCTTGATCGTATGTACTTTACTCAAAGTGCAGATACTTTGATCCTGGTCCATGAAGATATGTCTCCTAAATCAATAGTTAGAGGTGGTAGCAATTCTACCTGGACATTCTCAACAATATCCCTGACATCTCCAAAACATGCTTTTACATTATCTACTAGTAATCCTTCTGCTACAATAACTCCTGATGCTGTCGATGGCACAGTAAACATAACAGCTTCTTCTGCCGTCTTTAATGGAAGTCATGTTGATCAATACATAAATGTTTTAAATGGTTTTGGTAGGGCAAGGATAGTCGAACAGCCATCATCAACAGAAGTAAAAGTAGTAACTGAGTTTCCTTTCTTTGAAAAAGATGTAGCTATAGCATCAGGAGCTTGGGAGTTAGAAACTGGTTATGAAGATGTTTTTTCAAGCACTAGAGGGTTTCCAAGAACTTGTACATTCCATGAGGGAAGATTATTTTTTGGTGGTAGTAAATCTTTGCCTAATAGTTTGTTTGGCTCGAAGATAGGTGACTTTTTCAAATTCAAAGCACATGAAGCTTTAGATGATGATGCTTTGTTTGTGACCATAGCTACTGACAGTGTGAATGCTATAACAGCCATGAGATCAGGAAGAGACCTACAAATATTTACAACTGATGCAGAGTTCTTTGTTCCCCAGGCTGATCTTGATCCTATAACTCCAAGCAATCTTGTTATTAAGAATGCAACTAGAAGAGGATCAAAAGAAGGCATCAAGCCAGTGTCGGCTGAGGGTGGTACATTATTTATTCAAAGAGAAGGCAAAGCCCTAAGAGAGTTTTTATTTAGTGATGTTGATCTAAACTATCAGGCAAATAATATTTCATTACTATCATCACACTTATTGAAGTCTCCTAGATCAATGGCTTTGAGAGTTGCAACATCTACAGATGATGGAGATTTATTATTAATAACAAATGATACTGATGGCACAATGGGTGCATTCTCAATTCTTAGATCACAGAATGTTGTAGCTCCTTCAGAGTTTGTAACCGATGGTAAGTTTCTTGATGTAGCTGTTGATATCACAGATATCTATGTTGTTACAGAAAGAACAATTAATAGTGCTACAAAAAGATATGTTGAGATGTTTGATGATCAAAGAACAACAGATGCAAATATACAATACTTTTCAGGGGCAACCAGCCCTGATCAATCTTTACCAAGTAATACAACTTGCTCCAACCTATCTCACTTAGAAGCTAAGACTGTTGATGTAGTAAGAGATAACTTTGTTTTGACTGACAAGACTGTATCGAGTGGAGCTATAACTATAGATGAAGCACCATCTTCATTTGTTGAGGTTGGGCTTCCTTACACTGTTGAAGTTAAGACACTTCCAGCAGAACCAAAGTTATCATCCGGTGTAGTTGTTTCTAGAAAAAGAAGAATATTAGAAGCTTCCCCAGTTTTAGATCGTACACAAAATATTGCAATCAACGGCTTTGAAGTTCCATTAGAAACATTGCCTTACACAATGGGTTCTGTTCCTACAACTTTTACCGGAAGAAAAAGAGTAGCACCTTTACTAGGCTACAGTGACACAGCACAATTGACATTTACACAAACACAACCTCTATTCGCAACTGTGTTAGGAGTAGAGTACAAACTAAGCACTGGACAGTAACATGGCATTTTTAGTTCCTTTAGTGGCATCAGCATCTACAGCAACATTAGTTTCAACTGGAATATCAGCAGTCACTGCTGTAATGGCTATCAAGCAAGGACAAGATGCTAAAAAGGCATATTACTCTCAGGCACGATATAAAGAGCTTGAGGGCCGTATTGAAGCAGTAAAGGCTAAAGAACAAGGGATAAAAGCTTTGGAGAATACAAGGCGAGCTTTGGCTTCTGTAAATGCATCTGCTAGGGCTGGTGGTCTAGAGCCAAATATTGGTACACCAGTAGATATTGCAACTTTCAATGTTATCAGACCTGGTACATCAGACTTTTTTACAGCTAGAGACAATGCAAGTTTGGCTCTAAGTTCTGCAAATGCTCAGGCTCAAGATTTACGTTTTGCTGGAAGGCAAGCACAAAAACAAGGATACATAACTGCTTTAGGTTCTATTGCACAAGGATTTACAACTTTATCAGGTGTAGGTGGTCCACCAGCATCAACAACAAGAACAGCAAGTTTAGGACAAAGCCCAGGTTATTATCAAGCGAGGTATGGAACAGTTGGCTAGAACAAGATATCCATCATTAACATCAAGACTAGGATTATCCAGTATTCGTGGACCATCAGGCATTGGTGCAAGGGAAGCATCACAAACAACTAGTATACTTACAAGAGAACTCAACAAGATGGGTGACTTCTTTATGAAGAGGGCAGTCAGGCAAGCTGAGATTGAAGGTGCTGAGTATGGTGCAGAAAATCCTATTACGATAGAACAAATTAAAGAAAGTTCAGTAACCGGAACAGATGTTACTGCTCAGTTTGATGAGAATACAGTTTTTGGAAGATCGGCAAAAAAGATTGCCCTAGAAAGTTTAGGAACAGAACTAGCTCTAAATGCTAAAACACAAATGGCTGACATCATCGCCACAGCTACTCTAAGAGATACTTCTCTTGAGGATGTTAGTAATGATCTAAAAGCAATATCAAATGAATACATAAAGATTGCTAATACTGCATCACCGATACTAGCAAAAAAATTATATGCAGAACTAGGTACTGCTTCTGCTGGTCATTATAGTTCATACTCAAAAATACACACAGCCAAGGCCATTGATACCTTACAGACAAGAGGTGCATTAGCACTAAATATGGATCTCAATAATTTAGAAATTGAATTAGATGCAGTCTTAAATTTTGAAGGTGACGAGAATGCTTTGGCAAATAAAATTTATGGAGATAAAAATAATTTTGTAAAAAATCCTGGTTTTGGTTTGAGTAAAAAAAGAGATTTTATTTTCAAGGCTACAAAAAGTAAATACACCAAGACAATGATAGAATCATCACTTAATGATTGGGATAGTAAATGGTTAGAGACTAGAACAAATGGTGTCATAAAAATTGCTTTGGAAACAAAAAACTCAGCAACATTTGCACAAAAAATTGCTAACTTAGAAAAAACTGGTAATACAAAAATTGATGCTATTCTCAGTGGCATGAGCCAGGATGAAAAGCTTGGTGTTGCAAAAGCTCTTAGAGAACAAAAAACTGCACAGATAAGTTTTCTTAATACAGTACAAGACAGAAAAGAAAAAGAAGCACAAGGTAAAATAGCTAACTTGACTGTTTCACTAACAAAAAAACTAGGTGATGGTAGCAGTGACTATCAGTCTGAACTAAATGAATTAGAAACTCTTGATCCAAAATTATATGCTGATTTTAAAATTAAATTTGATAATGCTGGTGGTTTTAGAACTGTTAGTGATGCATCAGTTTTAGGTGATCTAGAAAAAAAACTTGCAAACGATCAATTGAGTTTTGGCGATCTTAAAGATAACTCTGATAAGCTTACTGTAGAAGATTACACAAAAATAGCTAATGGTATTGCACAAAGTGAAGATGCTGAGTTTGTTGATGCAATGACAATTGTAGCTGGTGAGTTAGGTTTTAATCCTGAAGCAGATATCATAGGTGAAAAAGATCCTATGTTTGAAAAGCAACAAGTATACAGAAGAATTAAAGGTAGAGTTCAGGAAGCATTGTTAAAGGCACAGAAAGAAGGCAAAAACTTTGATGCTGTTGCCGTTGCAAGGGCAGTGATGGCAAATGAAAAAGAAGCAATACAAGTAGAAGTTTATAATGGCAAACTTAACTCTGCAAAGAGTGCTATTGATATGTTTGTAAAAGATTATCCAAATAAAGGTATACAGCCTGGTGTTTACACAAGAGCTAACTTTGAAAGGCTAAAACAGTTTCTTACATACTTAAATGATAGCGAAAATAAAAAACAAAGAAAAGGCACATATAGAAACGAAGCTATGAGAAATTCAGGTATACAATCTATGAATAACATATTATCTAGTACGAGGTTGCCGTAATGTCAGAAATAGACTTATATGCCGAAATAGAAAAATCAAATAATATTAGATCAGGTGATCAGGAATATGAGCAGTCCTGGGATGGCACAAAATCTACAATAGGTTATCCAACAACATTCTTTGATGATGTTGTAGATGTAGCTGGTGATATCATTGAAGGTGCTGGAGATGTTGCTGTTGGTGTAGCGAAAGGCTTGCCTACTGGTGCATCCAAAGCTGGTATGGAGATTGCTGATACTTTGACTGGCCAGTGGTATTCAACAGTTGCAGTTCCTTGGATGAATGAAAACATACCAGGTTTAAAATCTATAAATCAATCTATGAACAAAGCCTTGAAGCCTAAAGGAACAGCACAAGAAGTTGGAGGTATGATAGGTGAGGTAGGAACACAAATTATTTTACCTGGTGCGATGGCAACCAAAGCATTACAAGGTGCAAATATAGGAAGTAGGTTTCTTACGAATGTTTTAGGATATGGTGCAACAGAAGCTCTTGTCATACCAGCAAAAGATAAAGGCCTAATTGAAACAGCAGTAAGCTTTTTAGCCCAGGATGATGAAGCCACAAAAGCATTGCTTGAAACATTAGAAGCAAATGAAGATTTACCTTACTTGTTACAAAAGCTACAGAGGACACCATTGTTAATGTTAGAAGGTGGTGTCATAGGTGAAAGTATTTCAGAGGGCCTTGGTGCTTTGATAAAGTACGGCAAGAACAGTCCAATGCTTACTAGTCTCAAGACTGGTATAAAAAGTAAGTTTCAGAGTATAGGTACAAAAGCACAACAAAGATTAGATCAAGATACTGGTGGTGTAACATTATCAGCTATGGGTGGTGGTGAGATAGACAAAGCGATAGATAAAGGTTTAGCAAAGCTTGCACCTAAATTAGAGTTCGCTCCTGAAGGAACAAGGGCAAATAAATTACCATCACAAATGCTTGTTAAAAATACAAATCAATCAAATTTAATAACACCAGTTACACAAAGTTTTATTCCTTCAAACAAAGTTACTAATTTTCAGAATATAGATACAGCTTTAGAAAATAATCCTGATGCATTGAGCAGTTCAACAAACTGGCTAAAATTTCAAAATGAAACAATGGGTGGTGAATTTCTACCAGTGCCACCACTAAAAGCGATTGAGTATGCTAGTGATGCCAACAAGATGGCTGATAAGTTAAAACAGCTTACACCAAGTATGAAGGCTGGTGTTGATGAAGGTTTTAGTTATGTAAGTAAAATAAGAGATATATACAAAGCAGATAATGTAAATCCAAAAATTACAGCAGATTTATTTATATGGGGTATGTTGTCTAGAGGTGCTGGCCCAGTACAGCAAGAGAGTGCTTTTATTGATATTATTGATGGTGCAAGACCTTTGATTGACAAAGCAGTTGATGGAACATTTACAAAACAAGATCAAACGACCTGGGAACAAACAGTCAAAAAATTATTGCCTGAAGGATCTCCTGGGAAACAAGTAACACAAAATGTAAATGCTACTGGCCAGTTATTGTTTGAGTTAGGCAAAAAAGTTGAAGGCACAGATAAGACAGTTTTACAAACATTACATGACATGATTAGTGATCCAAATATTTCTGCAAAACAAATTAGGAGAGAGTTTCTCAATCTAACAGATGGTGCTGGTATAGATAACAAAGTTGTAAGTTTTATATTACTTGTTGCTGGCCGAGATGATGTTTTAGTTATGGATAGAATACAAGGTAGACATCTTTGGGATGATGGTACATTCAAAGGGCAGAACATTTACGATGGTATTAGAAAAGAAGGTACAACCATAAAAGAAGGATTGGTAAATATATTTAGAGGTCCTAGAGGTATACTTCTTACAGAAGCATTAGAAGATGGTCTAAGAAAAAATATACAGCAAACATATGAAATACTTGGAAGGCCACAAGATGCTAGTTTGGGAAGGTGGCATTGGGAAAACTGGGTAATAGAGGGTGAGCAAGTTGTTTCTCATTCAACACTTAAAGGTATAGCAGATCAAAAATCTTTAGGTCTATCAGTTACTGAAGGTAAACCAGGAACATATTCTTCAGGTGCTAAGTATATAAAGACAGAAGATGGAACAGTTTTTGAATATCCATTGTCCGATGGTACAACTGTATTTATGACACCACAAAGGCAAAAAGAATTTGAAGCCTTTATAAAAAATCCAAAAAATGGTATAGTTCCAAAAGGTTTTAAAGTAACAGAAGAGAAGGAGATACCTTGGTATGAGCGAGAAGGAATTGATAGACAAAAACTCGATGACACAGCAAGACGATTACAAAATGCAAAACCAAACTTTGCGAGAAGCACTGATGGGCCTAACAAAGACAGTGACACCATTTCAAGCAGACGAAGCGATGGACAACAAGGAAATGAAGGAGTAGCTTCTAACACTCCAAAAGTAGGGGGTGATCAAGATGGTTAATGTTCTTGGTAAAACTTTAGAGTTACTAAAAAAACTAGATAAAGATCAGCAAAGAATACACAAAGAAACTATGCCTGAAAGTGATATCACTGAGGGTGATCGTGGTAATCTTGTTATCAAAGGCATGGATGAATCAGGTATAGATGCCCTTAACAAAGCAATCAAAGATACTGGTTACAAAGGACCTGGTCTAAATTTAGAAAGAGTAGCTCTTATTTTCAAAGAAGAAGGTGGTGAGCAGACAGTCGATCTAACATCTATGTTCAAGAACATCAAAGAATCAAATAAAGAATTATTTGAACACCTAAGAAGACCAACTCAAACAATGGAAATGTTGATAGCTATGGCACAACAGACTGGCTATCGTGATATAGTTTACAAATTTCTAAAAAGAAAACCAGGTGAGATACTGCCATCTGATGATCTAGTTGGTGGTTTGATAATGATGCTAAAGTTTGGGCAAGAAATACAAGAGAAATCTTTGGCTATAACAAAAACAGATGACCTGGGAGAAAAACAACAAATATTTAGAGAGCTAAGTATAATAGCAACTATACAATCAAATTTAGTTCCACAAGTATCAGGCAACCTTTCGGAGATGATGAGAGGTGGTGCTGTTGCTTCTAATATACAAAAATTAGCAAATATAAATGTAGGTGAGTATGGCACAAGATTAAATGAAGTTGTCCAAAATTTAGATGAGGGTTTGATTGATTATCATGCTCAAGCTTTTCTAAGCTTGCCAAAAACCGGTAGAGCAGAGTACGTCAAGAGGAATGCATTTCAAAAAGGTTACGATGTAGCTATGGAGATTTACATAAATGCTCTTCTCAGTTCGCCAGTAACACACATAGTCAATATGGCTGGTAATGGTTTGTTTCAGGTTACATCAACTCTAGAAACTGGTTTGGCTGGTTTGATAGGCACTGCAAGAACAATGGGTGGTAGAACTGGACAAGTTGGTGATAGAGTTTACTTGGGAGAACTATCAGCAGAAGCTTATGGAGCTAGAATGGCATTGTTTGATGCTGTTAAATCTATGGGTACTACTTTGTTTGCAACTGGTCAGCCAGGAGACTTTGCAACAAAAATTGATTTGAAACAAAAAACTGCAATAGGCAACACAGACAACTTAGCTCATATAGTACAGATGGGTAACAAAGGCGATTACTTACCTATGGCAATAAATATGATTGGGGTTGCAACAAGATTGCCAGGTAGATTTTTAGCTTCAGAAGATGAGTTTTTCAAAGTGATATCAAAAAGAAAAGTTCTTTATCGTGAAGCATATAGAAGAAAAATGATAACTTATGAAGAAGCTATTAGAGGTGGTGTTGATAAAGAAACAGCTAAGGATATGGCTGAAAATAAATACACAGAAATTATTCTTGACCCACCAGCAGATGTCGCTGAAATCATGGCATCAGAAGCAAAGGTTATGACTTTTACTGATGATCCCAAAGGAGCATGGGCAACACTAGTTAATACAGCAAATCTACCAGGTATGAAAATAGTTGTGCCTTTTTCAAAAACACCAACAAATATTGTCAAAGAAGTTTTTGATAGAACATTTAATTACTCACCAATATACAAAGCTCTCAAACAAAACTTGCCTGACAGTTTACAAGGCATTGATCCTTTTGGTGCTGGGCCAATATCAGGAAGAGAGTTTGACAAGGCTTTATCAAAATTAGTTTTAGGAAATGCTTTGTTTGCTAGTATGGTTCATTTAGCCAATGGTGATTATGGCGATGATATCATTGTAACTGGTTCAGGTCCTACAAGTTTCAAAGCAAGAAGATACATGACCTCTGCCAAAGTGCCACAGTATTCTATAGGTGTAAAACAAGATAATGGTGAATATAAATTTATTACATTTAGTAGGCTAGATCCATTATCAGGAATATTAGCTATGGCATCTGATTATGCTTACTATTCAAAACAAGAAGATGATATGGGTGTCTTGATGAATTTGGCTAAGGCTGGTTCTTTAGCTATAGCAGAATATGCAATGAATTTACCTTTTCTTCAGGGTGTATCAGACATATTTCAAATGGCTGGCAATCCATATGGTGATAAAGATGCATTCTTTACAAGGCTACAAAAAACATTCGGTGAGTTAGGAACAAACGTAGGTATGACTGTAACAAGTGAAATAAACACTTACTTGCCTGAAAGTATGGAGCTACCAGGAGCAAGTTCATTTACCAGGACACTTGAAAGAGTTGGTAATCCTGAAGCAAGTAACACTATGTTATCAGCAGAACAAATTGATGATGCAAATAATTTTTATTTTCCTGAAGTAATGAAAGGTTACTATCTAGCCTTGAACAAAGCTAAATCAGGTAATCCAAGATTCAGCAGTCAATTAGAACCAGCATTAGATTTTTGGGGTAATATAAAAGAACAAGGAAGTGGTAAGCTTTATGAGTATGTTAGTCCATTTAAAATTATGGAAGGTGGATATACTAATCTAGACAGAGAACTAATAAGGCTTTCAGAAAGAGGTCATGTGTTTGGGCCACATAGAAAAAAATATAATGGTATAGAGTTATCTGACAAACAATTTAACAGATATGTAACTCTTGTTAATAATTCAAATAGAATAAATTCTAAATATAGTTTGACTGTTGGTGATCCTGGATACGATGCATCCCAAGCTTTGTTGCCAGCCTTGAATGCTATGATAAATTCAAATGAATATAAAATAGAAGTAGATGACGAAAAAAAATATGACATGTTAAATGACATACTTACTGATGCAAGAGAAAGTGCTATGGATATTATGCTTCAGACTGATGACAGACTTAAAATATTGGCAAGTGAAACAAAATAGTGTATAAAAAAAGAAAGGTATCGTGAATGGCTACTTATGATGTAACAGATCAAACCACAGCAAGAAGAGTGCAGTTTACTGGAAACGGCACTGCTGGACCTTTTGCTTTTACTTTCCAGGTAAATGCAACAAGTGAAGTTAAGGTTTATGTAGATTCAACAGAAAAAACAGAAACAACTCATTATACAGTATCTCTAAATTCTAGCACTGGTGCTGGAACGATATCATTCACAACTGGCAATCATCCTACGAGCAGTCAAACAATAACTATATTAAGTGATATACCTTTATCCAGGACATCAGTATATACATCAGGTGGTCAACTTACAGCTTCATCTTTAGAAGATGATTTTGACACCAACATGTTTGTACACCAACAAACTAACGAAGAAATAAATAGATCTTTAAGACAAGCAGAACATGATGTTATATCAGGTGCAGATATGACATTGCCAGTTAAAGACACCAGGAAAGGCAAGCTTCTAGGTTTTAATGAAACAACTGGTAATCCTGAAGCTACATTTACAACAGCAGATGGACAGACATTATCAAACATTGCTTCTGATATTGCTACACTAGCTGATATAGAAGATGGAACAGATGCAACTGATGCAATACAAACTGTAGCTGGCATAGCTAGTAATGTTACGACTGTAGCTGGTAAAGCTTCATTAATTACATCAGAGTTTGCGACAGACATGGCTCTGATTGATAGTACGTTTGTTTCAAAAATGAGTTTGGTTACAAGCGATTTTGTATCAGATATGACTATACTTACAGCAGATGTTGTCGCTGATCTTAATACTTTGGCCACATCAGATATAGTTTCAGACTTAAATACTTTAGCTACAAGTGATATTGTAACTGATCTTAATTTATTGGCTACATCAGATAATGTTACCAATATGGCAACACTAGGTGCAAGTGGTGTAGTAGGTAATATTGCTACTGTAGCTGGTGTGTCTAGCAATGTAACAACAGTAGCTGGGATATCAAGTAATGTCACAACAGTGGCTGGGGTTTCTAGTAACGTAACGTCAGTAGCTGGTATAGCAAGTAATGTAACTACAGTTGCTAATAATATATCTGATGTAAATACAGTAGCATCAAACATTGGAACGATATCAGCTAAAGCAACAAAAGGATTTGCTACTGCAATGGCTATAGCTTTATAGGAGTAAAATATGGCACAAGATTTTGAAAGAGATAAACAGAGAAATGTGGGGGCAAGTGCTGTTACAGTTAGAACTGCAAACTCAGATGATGCCCTAGTAGGAATAAATATAGCCAATGTAAAAGGCACACAAGTAAATGTAGATGTTTTTATAAATGATGGAGCAAATGATTTTTACTTAATTAAAAATGCTCCTATTCCTGATGGTGGTGCATTATCATTGTTAGATGGTGGTGCAAAAATTGTTATGCAATCAGGTGATATTTTAAAAGTACAAAGCACTGTAGCTAATGCAGTAGATGTTTGGGTATCAGTAGTTGATACAATTAGTGAGTAGGAGTTAAAATGCCATACATAGGAAATACTTCAGCAAATAGATTTGTAGCATCAAAGTCAGCTTCAGTATTCTCAGGTGATGGTTCTACTACTGCATTTACACTAGATCATGGAGTAGGTTCTGATGAAGATATACTTGTATCTGTAGATGGTGTTATTCAAGAACCTTCTGTAGGTTACTCAGTAAGTGGCACAACTCTTACATTTACTTCTGCACCATCAAGTAACTCAGGTAATAACATCTTTGTGTACTACTTGTTTAGAACAGTAGGTACAGTAAGCCACCCTAGCAGTAATGCTTTGGAAGCTACCAGTGGTACGTTTACTGGTAACATAGTTATACCTAATGATGGTAATATAGGTAGTGCAAGTGATACAGATGCTATTGCAATAAATAGTAGTGGTGTTGTTACACAATCAGCTAAACCAAGATTTCATGCAAGAAGAACTGGTTCTGCACAAAGTGAATCAGATAGTTCAAATGCTGATGCTATATTTAATACTAAAGATTTTGATATACAAATGAGTTATAATACATCTAATGGGCAATGTACTATTACACATACAGGATTATATTTATTTTATACAAATATTACCATTACAAGAGATGACTCGGATTTAAGAGATGCTGGAATAGGTATATTAGTAAATGGTAGTGCAAAAGCTAATACTTTAGAAAGATATGCAACTAATGATGTAGGGCAAACACAATTAGCATTATCTGCATTACTTTCTTTGAGTGCAACTGATGTAGTAAAAGTAAGAGTTTTTGCTAACTCTGTAAGTGGCAATAATGTAAATTATGTTTCTCATAATATGGGTGGTTTGAACGCAAATGCAGATTTTGATACTACTGGGTTTTGTTCTTTCTTTGGGGGGTATATGATATAATGGCATTAACACAAGTAATAGGTGAAGGTATAGGATCATTAAATGCTCCAGCATTTCATGCTTATCACACAAGCGTAGTAAGTGGTGTAACAACTGGTTTAAGTAATGAAAGTAATGTTATTTATAAAGGAAATTTAACATCTATAAATACAAATACTTGTTATAGTACATCTACTGGAAGATTTACTCCTGCTGTCGCAGGAAAGTATTGGTGCTATGCAACTATGAGTGTAACAAGTGGTGTAGCCACTCAATGGGAAAGAACTATTATACGTTTTCTTAAAAATGGCAGTAAATACCCAGCTAGTACAAGTGAATTTGATTTTAGTACTGGTCAAGACAGTGCTGAACCAACAACTATGCCTGTGAGTATTTCAATGATTGTAGAATTAGATGCAGATGATTATTTAGAGTGTCAAGTATTTCACGATACAGAGAGTTCTTTTTGGGAGTTTAAAGCAAGTAACTGCCACTTTGGTGGCTATAAATTGGTAGGGATATAAACAATGCCATACATAGGAACAAGTCCAAGCAACGGAGTAAGAAGAGTTCATACCTATACAGCTACTGCTAGTCAGACTACATTTAGTGGTGCAAGTAGCGAGGGTGTAACTCTATCCTATGCAGATACAAACTACTTAGATGTATTTCAGAATGGTGTATTGCTAGGTAGTGCAGACTATACAAGTACCAGTGGTACGTCTGTTGTATTGGCACAAGGAGCTAGTGCTGATGACTTGATTGTTATTGTTGTGTATGACGTATTTTCAGTGGCAGATACAGTAAGCAAGACTAATGGTGGTACGTTTGATGGTGCAGTTACTTTTGGAGGTGGTGTATCAGGTGTGCTTGACGCAGATGGTGGTATTACAGTAGATAACATAACAATAGATGGTACAGAGATTGACTTATCAAGTGGTGACTTAACAATAGATGTGGCCGGGGATATTATACTAGATGCTGATGGTGGTGACTTAATATTTAAAGATGGTGGTACACAAATAGGAAGAATAAGAAATGCAAGCTCTGGAGAATTTACGTTTAATGCAGATGTTCAAGATAAAGATATAGTTTTTAACGGAAATGATGGTGGCTCAACAGTTACTGCTGGGTTTTTTGATATGTCTGATGGTGGAACATTTAGAACTGGTAGTCAGGGAAGTGCTAATCCAGGTTCGGGGTCAAATGGGGTTATAATTGTAAACGGAGAAGGTGGAATATTAATTACTGGTGGTTCATCGGCACTTAGAATATATAGTACAAGTTCTGGTGTACCAACAGCACAGATAAGTGCTTCTGGAGCTTTATCAAAAACATCTGGTTCTTTTAAGATTAACCATCCGTTAGAGTCTAAAAAGGATACACACTATCTAGTACACTCATTTATAGAAGGACCGAAAGCAGATTTAATTTATAGAGGTAAAGTAACTTTGTCATCAGGGACAGCTACTATAAATATTGATACAGTGAGTGGAATGACAGAAGGAACTTTTGAAGCGTTAAACACAGACGTGCAATGTTTTACAAGTAATGAAAGTGGTTGGACTGCAATCAAAGGGTCTGTAAGTGGCAACACTTTAACAATTACAGCACAAGATAATTCTTGCAAAGACACAATATCTTGGATGGTTATTGGTGAGAGAAATGACCCACATATGAAAGATAGTGGTACAGATTGGACTGACAGTGATGGTAAAGTTATCCTTGAGCCAGAGAAAGAGAGTGAATAATGACCAAAGCAAGAGAATTAGCAAAGCTCGGTGAAGTCCTAACCAATAGTCAGATTGGGGGTCGCAGAAACATTGCGTATAATGGTGCAATGCAAATATCGCAAAGGGGAACTCAGACTGGTCAAGGTGGTGGTGAAGCTATGTCTGCTGTAGATAGATTTAAAGTATTTGGTGGTGGTGGTACATCAGGTAGACTTACATCTTCGCAAGATTCAGATGCTCCAGTGGGGTTTGCTAATTCATTAAAATTAGATTGCACAACTGCCGATACCTCAATAGCATCAGGTGAATTTCTTTTGTTAGAGCAAAGAATAGAAGGTCAAGATTTACAGCAATTAAAATACAATCAATCAACTGCACAAACTACTACACTTAGTTTTTATGTAAAAGGTAATGCTTCTGCTCAATATACATTTGCTTTACAATATCATTTATCAGGTGGTACTGCTCGTTGGTTTACAAAAGGATTTGCAGTTACAACATCTTGGACACAAGTAACTATTGAAATTCCAGGTGATACACAAGCGAGTAGTGGTTCTGATTATGGTATAGCTGATAACAATGGTACTGGTGCAAACATAATGTTTTGGTTGCATGGTGGAACAAACTTTTCAAGTGGCACTCATCAAGATACAGCTTGGGCAGATAGAGATTACACTAAACTATTTCAAGATAATCAAACATCTTTTTATGATAGCACAGATAGAACATTCTTTATTACTGGAGTCCAGTTTGAGATTGGAAAAGCCACACCATTTGAACATAGGTCATTTGGGGAAGAACTAATTTTATGCAAACGTTATACAGAAGTTTTTAGATGGGATGATACTACTAATGCACTAATGGTATTCGGGTATTGGACAAGCACTACCACAAGTGAGCATGTGTTATATTCCCAAGTTGAAATGAGAACAGTGCCATCTTTTTCATTTAGTAATGCAACTGATTTTGATGTCTTAGAACCACAAACAGCATTTAGAGATACTACTGCAATATCAACAAATGAACGTTCAAGATTTTCAACAAAATTTACTGCGACAAGTGGTTCAACAGCCGGTTTTGGCGATGGAAGAAGGTCTGCTCTTCTAAGAGCAGACACCACTAATGCTTTTATGATGTTTGATGCAGAGTTATAGGAGATAGTATGAATATTACATCAGCACAATATGAACAAAGTTTTGAAAATATAAATTATGGTATAAAAGCTATCATAGATGGTAAAACAATATCTGTACCACTAGACCCTGACAACAGACACTACCAAGCAATCCAAGAATGGGTAAAGGAAGGCAACACAATAGAGGAAGCTGAATAATGCCACATATATATGATTTAAATCCACACTTAAAACTTAAACCAAAACCAAAGGCTGTCGAAGAAAAGCCTGAGCCACCAGTAAAAAAAGGTAGACCAAAGAAAGAGAAAGATGAGCAAGCCGACAATGACAAGTCTGAAAGCTGAGATTGATAATCTAAAAGAGATTGTCCAGGAACTCAAAACTTCTTTAAGAAGAATAGAGAGTTGGTTATTTGCTGGTATGGGTTCTATTATTATGCTTCTTGTAACTCAAATGTTTTTGTGAGGGAGATATGCTTGAAGCACTAGCATTAGCAAATGGTGCTTATGCAATCATAAAACAAACAATTGAAAATGGTAGAGAACTATCAAGTGCTGGTTCAGCAATAGCAAAGTTTGTGGGTGCTGAGGAACAACTGCAACAAGATCTAAACAAAAGAAAAAGTAGTATTTGGACTAACTTCCTTGGCAAGCAAGATAATGATCTTGAAGAGTTTATGGCCCTGGAAGAAATCAGACGTAAAAAAGAAACACTTCGAGAGTTTATGCAGTTATACGGCAGACCAAATTTGTATAGTGATTATCTTGCTCATTGTGCTGAAGCTCGTAAAAGAAGAAGACAAGCTGTTATAGACAAAGAAAAAAGAAAAGAAAAGATAATAGAAGTTACTTTGAAAATCATACTAGGAATATTGTTAACAGCCATGCTTACTGGTGCGATTACAATCTTGGTAATGATTGCAAAAAAGAAGGGTATAATATGACAGCTTTTATGTTATCATGTTTGTTAGGTACAGCTAATGTTGGGAGTATATATTTTCAATCTATAAATGATTGCACATACTATTCAGACAAACTGAGTGGGCAACAAGTAAGGACAGAAGAAGGTACAAAAAGATATGATTGTTATTGTAAATTGATGCCTTATGTGAATGATAAGAAAGTGAGGGTGTACTAATGAAACATAAAAAAGAACTGACTAAACGTCAGGAAGATACAATGAAGAAACATTCAAAGCATCATTCAACAAAGCATATGCGACTAATGAGGTCAAAGATGATGCAAGGAATGACATTTGGTGAAGCTCACAAACTAGCACAAAAACAAGTTGGAAAGTAATGGCACAAAAAAAATTCCAAGATAAGACTAAGTTTTCTGCCTGGGATTTGGATGACGATGGTGAAATTACAGATGAGGAAATAGCTCATGCTAAAGAGATACAAGAAACAGAAACAAAGCTCAGAAAAAATTTAGCTCAACTTCGTATGGCTAGATATACATTGATTGGTATGGGTGTATTTACAGTGGCTTGTTTTTTCATACCACTTGATCGCCTGGAAGCATTGTCGGATATATCAAATCTTTTTTATATTTCAGGTGCTGGTATTGTAGGAACTTACATGGGTACAACAGCATACATGGCAAAGAATGGAGTGAAATAATGTTACAAGCATTGATAGGTCCAGTCACTGGGCTACTAGATAAGTTTATACCTGATGCAGATCAGAAGGCGAAGTTGGCTCACGATATAGCCACCATGTCTGAAAAACATGCCCAGGAATTGGCACTCGCTCAAATCAAAGTTAATGAAGCAGAAGCAAAAGGTAACTGGTTTCAATCATCTTGGAGACCAGCGACAGCTTGGGTATGTGTGCTGGGTTTCCTGGTCAATTTTTTAGTCAGTCCTATTTGTGCTGGGTTTGGTATCATCATCCCCCAGGCTGACACAGCTACAATGCTCCCAGTTCTGATGGGTATGCTAGGCCTTGGAACTATGAGAACTGTAGAACGTCTTAAAGGAAAGGATAAAAATTGAAGAAGCCATATCCCAAAAAAAATTTTAAGAGAAAATTTGCTAAAGTTCCTAAGACTAAAAAGGGTGTACCAGTGAAGTATGTAGCTGGTGCAAAGAACCCTTCAGCTAGAGAAGCTGAGATCAAGAGGACTGCCAGGTTATATAAGGAAGGTAAACTTACACCAGCTATGATGGATAGAATCAGCAAGCAAAGGAGCAAAGGATGAGCAAGTATAAAAGTATTCCTGGTGCATCCAGGTACAGTAAATCTACATTAGATAAGGTATATTCCAGGGGAATGGGTGCATACTATTCTTCAGGAAGTAGGCCCAAGGTATCGGCTCATCAATGGGCTATGGGCCGTGTGAGATCCTTTGTCACTGGCAAAGGTGGGGCAAGGAAGGCAGATAAAGATTTAACTTAACAGAAAGGAACTATTATGCCAGGTAACTATGGGAGCTATTCTCCAAAACAAAAAAAGATTGCAAAGATGTCAGGCAATAAAAAGAAGATGGAAGCATCTGATTTTAAGAAGCTTAGAATGTTTGCTAAAAAGAAAAAGAAAACAGCGACTGCCTAATGGATATAGAAAAGCTTAGGGAGCAACTCAAGATAGATGAGGGTTGTGTCAATTCTGTATATCTAGATCATCTAAACTTGCCTACAGTAGGCATTGGTCACCTGGTGACTGAGTGGGATGATGAGTATGGTAAACCAGTTGGCACTGAAGTATCTGAGGATAGAGTAAACGAATTGTTTGACCAGGATGTCCAGGTAACAATCGATGAATGTAAATTGTTGTACAATAACTTTGATGAGTTACCGGAAGAAGTTCAACAGATAATAGCAAACATGATGTTCAATATGGGTAGGCCCAGGTTGTCCAGGTTTCATAAAATGAAAAGAGCAGTTGATGCTGGTGACTGGGAAGAAGCTGGTAATCAAATGAAAGACTCTCGCTGGTACAATCAGGTAACAACGAGAGCCGAAAGATTAGTTAAGAGGATGAAAGCTGTCCAGGTTTAATCGTATGCTTCTTGATAATCCTGGTAACCTGGTAATCCATCCTCTTTTCTGAATATTATCCAAGTGAGATTTCAAAGTTTGTTGAGTAATTCCAAAGTGGTTTGCAATATCTATTTGTCTTGGCATTACACCTTCACTGTTAAAATAATCTTGAATAAACAAAAAAATTTTCTTTTGCTTTTCAGTCATTGGAAATTTTACTGGTTGACTAGACAATGTACTTTCCTATCTCTGTTTCTATTTGTGCTTGTTGCATTTCATCAAGAAGTTTTATTGTCTCAATATTTTTATCTTTAAGATCATGCATCAAACTTACTTTTTGTGCTTGAGGTTTTTCTAATTTATCGATAGCCAGCAGTGTATCTGAAAATTTTAAGATAAAATCACTGGCTGTACCAAAAATTATAGGTTTATGCTCACCAATAAAGTTCATTGTGTATTTAAGGGGCTTTTCCTGGCCGTCAGGCTCGTCTAGCTTTTCTTGTAGGTTTTGTACCACAATTTGTCTTTGCCCTACCTCAGTGACGTTCTTTGGCTCTGTTTTTTCGTCAGGGTAGTCTTGAGCTTCTTCTGTAGTGATAAGACCTTTGATTGCATCAGGAAATGCATCTCGAAGAGCAAAACCTCTTGCTCTAAGTTGCATCATCCTTCTTGGATAGTCTTGCCAAGGACCTGGTTTATTTGCCAGTCTTGCTTTCTGTGCATCCTTGTAAGAAAATTCTGCCCTGGTTACTTCAGTCTCACCATGAACATTTCTTTTGACAATGCATACTGCCTTATCTTCTTCTTCAATATAGGTCTCTTCAATACCTCTCCATTCAGGATGGTGTTTGCAGACAGCTATCAAACTATCTCCCCACAATGAAGGCCTACCATTTATGACTGCAATATTCTGAAGAGCTTGCATAGGTGCTAGGCCGATCTCATATCCCCATTGAATAGCTACCAGGATATCATTTGGTTTTCCCTGGAACTGTTTTGGAATGTGACCTGATGTAGAAACAAACTTTGCAAACTCCATTGCTTCAGTCAGGTTGGTTGGATTTAAAGTTGGTAATGACATATTAGTTCTCCTTCTTTTCTATTTTAAATTTACGATAATATGTTGCTTCTTTTGCTGGCACTATTTTCTCAGGCTGTGCCTTCCTGGTAATGGTGGGATAGGATATATTGATATCACCTACCTCAGCATGTTCTGCTTCGTTCTGTTCCATTATTCTTTGCAACAGTCTTTGATCCTCTTCTTTTTTCTTGGTCCACTTCTTGATCTCGGCATCACACATAAGCCAGTCTTCAGCTACACCAATAAGACTATCTTTGATATCCAAATGATCTAGATTTATTATTGATGGTGGCCCATTGTCGAGTGGTGGATAAGGTTCATCCAGGTCCACCTTTTGCCAAAACTCATTTACCTTTTCCATAATCTGATCAAAGATATCCTGATCAGCTTCAAAGGGTACAAGTGTAAGTTTCTGAGCTTTACCAAACACTGCAATGATTCCCCACTTAAAACCACTGCATAACAATTGTGCTTGTAGCTGTATGATTTGATCAGTCCTGGGAAGATCATCAGTATTTGTAGTTTTGATTTCCAATGCACCAAAGCCTGACAAGAGTACTGGTTCACCAGTCAATTGATTGTTCATAGTAACTTGTCCTTTGATATTCAAGATAGCATCCAGGGAAGCACACAATGCTAATTCATCTATTCTATAGCCCTGGGTAACCTTGCAAAGCTCTACTTCTGCTGAAGGTGCAATATTGGCAATCTTATCTCTTGCCCATTTGATTATGGCATCTTCGAGATAGTTACCTCTTTCTTTTGCATCCTTGCCAAACTCAGTCTCGATAGTCTCGATACCTTGCCTAGCATGAAGTGTCTTTTGTCTTTCTCTTTCATTAGTTGAGAAACTAGTTTTACCTAATACGATAGCCGGAACTCTTGAAGCTCCGACCTCTACTGCATCATTACTATACTTAGCCATTACAACACCTCTACAAAATTACGATAATAACAAACATCATCGATGAGACAAAAGAACCATATGGCAAGGTATGCCATGCCACACAGTATTAAAAAGAGAATACATTCTGCAATGTAAACTCCATAATTTTTTATAAATTTAACCATAATTTTTCTCCAATCTTTTTACGGCATTACTTACTGTAGATGCATACCACTTGCCACCTCTAGCAGTGTTTGCACCCATTTGATTAAGCTGGCTGGCTATCTGTCGATAGCTATCACCAACACTTAATAATTTTTGAATTACTGATTCAATATCTTTAACTCTTATATCTGCTTTGAGCTTGATAACTTCGGCACTTCTTTGCCTTGCAAAATCCATGTTTGAATGACAACCGAGTGAGCTAATTAACTTACCTGATTTAGTTTTGTATGTACCATTAGCTTTGATCTCATCCTTAATTCTTTGAAGGGCAGACCTGGTTCTTTCTGAAATCTTTTCTTGTTCCATCTGAGCAAACAAAGTTCTCAATGCAAACTTATCTTTACTTTCAGATATTGTAGGATCATTACAAACAACAAGTTTTACCTTGCCGTTCTTCAATACCTGGTCAAAGAACTTTAGAGTATGCCAGTCAGTCCTGGAAAATCTATCCAGGTCAGCTACAATCAATGTGCCTTTGCTGGCCCTGACTGTATCAATACACTTGGAAAGCTCAGGTCTTAGCTCAGGAGCTACCTTACCTGAAACACCTTGTTCCTTAAACCATATGACCTGGTGATCTGTATCACCAAGCCATTTCTTAATTTCATTCTCTTGTCTTGCGACATCCTGGGTATCTGTTGATACTCTTACATATGCACAATAGATCATTACTTTGCTCCCTAACAAGTTTCTATTTGTTCAATGTCATGTCTGTAATTAACAACCAGGTAGTCACAAACCTTTTTCCAGGTGTTGTACTCACTGCCGTCAATGTCACATGCAATCCCATCATACTCTTCGTTGTCACATACAACATGGAAGTTGCTGTCTTCTTCGATGACACCATAACAATGTATAGTGCCACCATCTTTTCTTTTATAAACGTAATCAATGTTACTCACTAGTTTCTCCTTCTAATATGCTTAACAGTGTCTTTACATATATACATATATCAGTTCGATATCGTAATATCAAGTGTTTTACAAAAAATATTTTTAAAAGGTTAATTTGAAATGATGGATGAGATAAAGATAAGGCCTTTTCTTTGTCGTATTACTGAAGAATGCCATGCGATGTTGAAGGCACAATCAAAGATTGAAATGGTTTCTATGTCAGCATTGGCTGAGATTATATTCAGGGATGCTCTTAGAAAAAGACAGCCAGGAAGTATTAGTAACAAGATGTTGATTGTAGATGATTTTCAACAAGAGCAGATACATGATGCTGAGATAGCAAGACAAGTAGATAAAATGGTGAAGGCAAATGACGAAGTATAGAGCAAAGAAAACAGTAGTTGATGGTATTACTTTTGATAGTATGAAAGAAGCAAAGAGGTACAGTGTACTAAAGATGATGGAAAAATCCGGTGTTATATCTAACCTGGAGCTTCAGCCATCATTTGATTGTATTGTAAACCAGGTGAAGGTCTGCACATACAAAGCTGATTTTCAGTATTTTATACACCATGGTAAAGGTCCACAGAATCAGGAAGGCTATTGTGTCGTAGAAGATGTAAAAGGTTTTAAGACACCAGTATACAAGCTCAAAAAGAAGTTAGTTGAAGCTTGCCATATCGGTGTAAAGATAGAGGAAGTATGATGAATTGTGTCGTTTGTAAAAAAGAAAAAGCAAAATTTAAATTGTGGCAAACAAGTAAAAATAAATATTTAAAGTTTTGTGGTACGGATTGTCTTAAAATTTATACATTTGAAAAATATAAAAACTCGACTGCAAAAAAAGCATTTGGTTTTTTTCAAGAATTTTTAGAGGAAGTATGATGCTTTTTGATAATGGATTGACACCTGAACAGCAAGCCGATGTTGATGCAAAGTATGAAGAGCTTATGGGCCAGGTAAAGAAAATAGATCCAAAACTTTACAGAAGATTGCGAGCTAATGAATTACCTGGATTTATTTCAGATACAAATTTTCAGACTAACAATGATGACCAGCTAGAGATGAACTTATGAACATGATGAATAAACCTGAAGAAATATTAAAAGCTAGAAGGGAGATTACACTGCCACCTAAAAAGCATAGGATTACAGAAGAGCAGTCACCTTCACCATATATCAATATACCTTCAAGAGCTTTGGCAGATAGACGTATCATAGCTAATCCATCAGCACTCCAGGTGTTATGTGTTCTATGCTCTTATGTATCAGGTCAGTCAGGTACAGCATTCCCATCACAGCTTCTCCTGGCAAAGAGACTGGGCCGATCTCAGCAAGCAATATCCAGGCAGATAGTGAAGCTTATTGACTGGGGATATATTAAGAAGATTGTCAATGAAAATGCATTACGTCAGAAGGGCAAAAAGACAGCTACATATCGTATCATCTATGATCCAGCTATCAGCGATACAGAGCTTATAAAAGCCACCTCTGACCCTATTGTAGAACACAATAAGGCTGTGGATACTTTGAATAAGATACAACCTGATGTTGTGAATAAGAGTGAGGTATACAACACTAGAGGTTGTACCGATACACAACACAATGATGTTGTACATAACTATAATTCTATAACTAATAATAATATTATTAAGGATAAAGTTTTTGAATTGTTAAGAGTGTATTCACATGCACTAGACGATATCTGCAAGACAAGAGGGCAGTGGCGATGGACCAAGAGGGAAGAAGCGATAGCAGAACAGATAATCGATATGGGAGTTACAGTGAATGAGTTCAGCACTGAGGTATTCAAGAAGCTGAAGAAGTGTAACAAGGACTATTCAAGACCACCATACACAATAGCATACTTCAAAAGCATATGGCAGAAGCAAGACCAGGAACAGAAGCCAATGGATACCAAGGATATTATTAAGGGCCTAGCAAAAAAAATGAATAAAAGATACACTTAGTGTACAAGAACTAGATGGTCGTTTAGATTATGTACACACAGAAAAATAAAAAAGGCACACACTGCAAAACCAAGCATACCCTCCCCCTGGCCACCTATGGTGTACGGGGGGTCTCACAAAAATATTTTCCACTTTTTCATAAAGGAGTTACAAAATGGATACAGAAACTTTAGATTTAGTTCAGGGTAAAAAATACTTTGACAAAGAAGGCAATGAGAAAACCCAATGGATAAAGATTGGTAAGATGTTCACCAAGATGGGCATACCAAGTTCAATGAAGTTAGATTGTTATCCTATACCTGACGATAAAGGCGAGGTATGGCTAAAGATATTCCCAAAAGATTACAAGGCTGTTGATAAAGAAAATGGATTTGATAATGCAACCCTGGAGAGTGATATTGCCATCTAAGAATAGAGCAGTACCTAGGATGAATAACCTGGGTGGTGTAAGAGATATTAAAAAGAAGCTTCGAGGATCGGATGTTATTTTTCAGAATAGGGATAAGCTTGCAGAAGCTTTACTATCGATTAGTCAGGCAAAAGTTACTGATGTTGTGGATTGGGATGATCAAGGCAAAGTTAGTATTAAGAATTTGGATGAAATCCCTGAACATGCATTGCAGTCAATTAAGAAAATCAAAGCTAGGCCAGTTGGTGAAAGTTTTGAAGTTGAGATTGAAATGATTGATAAAGTAAGAGTTCTGCAAATGCTAGCTAAGAGTGCTGGCATCCTGGACAAAGAACATGAAAGTGAAAAGCCGAGTGTGATAGAAGTTAACATGGTAGGACCGACAGATGGAAAAACCTGATAAATTAAATTTAGATTTTAGTACCTCACCTACAGTGTGGAAGTTTTTGAAGGATGATAGCTTTGTTAGAGGATTGATTGGGCCAGTAGGCTCAGGTAAATCCTATGCTAGTTGTGCTGAAGTATTCAAAAGGGCAGTACAGCAAAAGCCGTCACCTAGGGATGGTGTTAGATATTCTAGATTTGTTGTTGTTAGGAACAGCTATCCTATGCTTAAAACGACTACCATAAAAACCTGGTTAGAATTATTTCCTGAAAATATTTGGGGTGGGCTTCACTGGTCACCACCAATCAAACATCATTTAAAACTACCAGCCAGGGGCAATGCATCCGGTATAGATTGTGAAGTTATATTTCTTGCATTAGACCAGCCCAAAGATACAAGGAAGCTTTTATCTCTTGAATTGACTGGGGCATTCGTCAATGAAGCTCGTGAGTTGCCAAAAGCTGTTATAGATGGATTGTCTCATAGGGTAGGAAGATATCCTTCTATGGCTGATGGTGGATGTACCTGGCGAGGAATATGGATGGATAGTAACCCATGCGATGATGATCACTGGATGTATAAATTAGCTGAGAAAGAAAAACCAAAAGGTAAGTTTGCCTGGCGATTTTATCGTCAACCAGGTGGTGTTTTAGAAGTGCCATTGAAAGATGTACCAAAAGAAATACCTGAAGCCCAGGGTTATATATCGGCTGGTGGTCGCTGGTTTAAAACAAATCCAAAGGCTGAGAACTTACATAACCTACCTGATGGATACTATGACCAGCTACTCGGTGGTAAAAATTTAGATTGGGTTAGATGCTATGCAGAAGGCAAGTATACCTATGTCCAGGAAGGAAAACCAGTTTGGCCTGAGTATGATGATAGCACAATGTCTGCTGATCTAGAGGTCGATGAGAATATACCAGTACAAGTAGGGCTGGACTTTGGTCTGACACCTTCGGCTGTCTTTGCACAAAAAATGCCTAATGGTGCATGGCATGTCTTACATGAGATTGTAACTTTCGATATGGGCCTGGATAGATTTGTGAATCTATTGAAATCAGAAATGGCAATCAGGTTTCCAAAAAACAATGAGTTTATGGTTTGGGGTGATCCGGCTGGTGCTTCTAGGGAAGGTATTTATGAACAAACATCTTTTGAGTTTTTAAAAACAAATGGGATACTGGCAAGGCCTACAGCAACAAATGATTTTAAAGTTAGAAGAGAAGCAGTAGCTATGCCGATGAATAGACTGATACAAGGCAAGCCTGGCTTCCTGGTAAACAGAAAATGTCTAAGGCTAAGAAAATCACTGTCCGGTGGCTATCACTTTACCAGGGTAGCTGTAGGGGCTGGTCAAGAAAGATTTAGAGATAAACCAAATAAAAATGAACATTCGCATGTTGGTGATAGTCTTGGGTATTGTTTGCTCGGTGGTGGCGAGATGAGAAGAATGACTAGAGGAACAAAAACATTTAGCCAGCCAGTCGTGGCACAAACAGATTTCAATGTATTTGCATAGGGGGAGATATGTTTACATCAGAAGAAATAATGGAAGTTATGAAACTGGATGGCATGAGACATAGAGTTGTGCCATTTCATCCAAGACATATGCACATGGCAAACTTCAGAACATTTGAACAAGACCTTATCGAGGGCTATGGAAGACCACATATCCAGGATTATGGAGTTGAAGGTCTGTCTTTTACCGGAATAAGAAATGCCAAGGTAGTAGTCATTTGGGGATTGTATCCATTGTGGAAAGGAGTAGCTGAAGCCTGGATGCTTCCAACACACGATCTAGAACCAAGCAAAATGATTTTTCATAAAGGCAGTTTAAGATTTTTTGAGTATGCAACACAGAAGCTCAATCTTCACAGACTGCAAACATACGTTTGTAAGACAAATAACAGAGCAATCAAATGGATGGAGATGTGTTATTTTGATAGAGAAGGATTGTTGAAACGATATGGTCCTGATATCAAAGACTACTATGTTTATGGGAGATTGTTCTAATGGGTGGTTTATTCGGTGGTGGTGGTGGCCCAAGTGGTCCTTCAGAAGATGAGTTAGAAAGACAAGCAGAAAGAGAAGCTAGAGCAGAAGCAAAAGAAAACGAAGAGAAAAGAAAGCTAGCTTCAAGGCAAATCTCAAGAAGCAAAAGAAACAGAATGCTTATGTCAGGCGATGCTACTGGAGTTGATCCAGTACAAAGAACTTTAGGACCAGGTAGAAATCCAAGAGCATGAGATCATACCCTCGCAATCCTAAAAAGTTTGAGAAGGGTTTACCTATATGCCCAATCTGCAAGATTGCTATGGCTAAAATAAAAAAAGAAAAAGAGTTAAAGTTTCAATGCCCAGCTTGCAAAGTAAAAACAGATGGTAGCTAAAAAATTTCAAAATCCAAAAGGTGGTTTGAATGAAGCTGGTAGAAAGCATTTTAAAAAAACTGAAGGAGCTAATTTAAAGAGACCAATAAAAACTGGCACAAGCCCTAGAAGAGTATCATTTGCTTCCAGGTTTGCTGGTATGAAAGGTCCTGAAAAAGATGAAAAAGGAAGGCCAACTAGACTAGCACTGGCTTTGAAAGCTTGGGGGTTTAGATCAAAAGAAAGTGCTAGGAACTTTGCGAATAGGCATAAAAAAACATGACAAAATTAAATCCAAAAGACTTAAAGAAAAGATTTGATCAAGCAGAAAGACAGAAAGCACACTGGCGAGCAATATACGAAGATGCTTACAGATATGCTCTTCCAAACAAAAATTTATATGATGGGTATTATGAGGGTTCAGTTCCAGGACAAAACAAGATGTCCAAGGTATTTGATTCCACTGCTATGCAGTCGACACAAAAGTTCGCTAATAGAATCCAATCAGGGCTATTTCCTCCCCAGCAAGCTTGGTGTCGATTGCAACCTGGAGAACAAATTCCTGAAGAAAGATCTATAGAAGTACAGCAAATTTTAGATAAGTATGCTGATCAAATGTTTTCAGTGATGAGACAATCTAAGTTTGATCTTGCTATCGGTGAGTTTCTGCAAGAGCTTGCTATAGGAACAGCCGTTATGTTGATCCAGCCTGGAGATGAAGTAGAGCCAATCAGGTACACTTGCATACCTACTTTTCTTATATCGTATGATGAAGGCCCAAATGGCAGTGTAGAAAAAGTTTATAGAAAAATGAAAAGGCCATATGAGGTTTTAGACCAGGAGTTTCCTGATATCAAGATACCACCAAACATGGCAAAAAGGTATGAGCAAAATCCTACTGAAGAAGTAGAAATGATTGAAGGCACATACTTTGATAAGATAACTGGCAACATACATTATCAGATTATTGATTATGCTGGACAAGAAGAACTTGTTTATAGGGAACTCAAAAGCTTTCCCTGGGTTATATCAAGATACAGTAAAACGGCTGGTGAAAGATATGGAAGAGGTCCGGTGCTGTTGGCACTGCCTGATATAAAAAGTTTGAATACAACAAAAAATTTAGGTTTGAAAAATGCAAGTTTATCTATCGGTGGTGTATTTACTGCTAGTGATGATGGTGTTCTTAATCCAAATACAGTTCGTATTGTACCAGGTGCTATCATACCAGTAGCAAGAAATGGTGGGCCACAAGGCGAAAGCTTGAAACCTTTACCAAGATCAGGCGATCCACAACTTACACAATTCACAAGTAATGATCTCATAGCATCAATAAAAACAATCATGCTTGATGAAAGTTTGCCACCTGACAACATGTCAGCTAGATCGGCTACTGAGATTCAAGAAAGAATGAAACAGTTATCTCAAAACCTAGGATCAGCATTCGGAAGGCTTATTTCTGAAACTATGTATCCAATAGTTAGAAGAACCTTAGAACTTATGAATGAACTAGGCATGATAGAATTACCTTTGAAGGTTAACGGCTTGCAAGTAAAGATCAGTCCTACTGCACCACTTGCTATGGCCCAAAACATGGAGAAGGTAAACGAAGTATTGAACTATATGAAAATACTTCAGGGGCTAGGACCACAAGGTCAATTGTTTTTAAATCAAGATAAGGCTATGGATTTTATAGCTGATAATCTTGGTATCCCAGCTAGTCTCAGGACAACACCTGAGGAAAGACAAGCTTTGATACAGCAAGCACAACAAATGGCACAAATGGCACAACAAGAAGGAATGATGGATGGACAAGGACCAGGCACAGAAGATCCGATACCTCAACAGCAATAGTGGTTGGGAAAGTATTGATGAGGATTATGTCGTTTACAAAAACGAACCAAGCGAAATTGATAAAATTTACAATAGATGTTTTTCTAGTGAGGAAGGGCAAAAGGTTTTACAACACTTACAATCCATAACAATAGATCAGCCAGCATGGACACCTGGTACAGAACCATCTTATGGTTATGCAAGAGAGGGGCAGAACTCAATTGTAAGAGAAATTATTCAACGTATAAGGAGATGCAATAATGAATGATGAAAAAGATGTAGTGCAAGAACAACAGCAATCTGCTGGCCTTATGGCAGACGAAGCACAAAACATAGAAAGCGAGGAGAAAAATGCCGAAGAAGAAGGAATCTCTCACATCCAAAATGAAGAAGCTGGAGCAGAAGAGGAGCTTGGAGAAGGCGAAATCTACGAAAGACCTGAATGGTTTCCGGAAAAATTTTGGGATGAAAAGGATGGTCCAAACATTGAGAACATGGCTAAAAGCATTAATCACCTGGAGAAGAAACTAGGCGAGACTGCACCTGATCAATATGATTTGTCTGAAGTTCAAGTCGATCCTGATGATGCAGTTATCCAGGCCGTTCTTGAGTTTGGCAAAGAAAAACAACTTTCAAATAAATCTATTACTGGTTTGATAAATAAAGTTATTGAAATCACTGGTGGTGTTCAGCAAGAAGAGGAGATTGATATTTCAAGAGAAAGAGAAAAACTTGGTGTCAATGCTCAGGAGATAATTCAATCAAATATAAACTGGAGCAAAAAACTTGTTGCTGATGGTGTCTTTACCAAAGATGATTATGCAGAGCTTGAAGTTCTTGGTGGTACTGCCGAAGGTCAAAGAGTAATGCAAAAAATTAGAGGTTTGATTAACGGCAAGCAAGAGATACCGACAGTTTCTATTGAAGGTGATATGCCTGATAAAGCAGAACTCCAGGCAATGGTAGCTGATCCTAAATATCAAACTGATCCGGTTTATAGAAAGAAAGTTGAAAAAGCTTTTGAACAAGCCTATGGCACTTAATGTATTCAAGACTTTACAAACTACTATATCTTGGTGTATCTTCAAGTTAGATCGATAACTCTCGTCAGCCGATCATACTTTAAAAAAAGTTGAGGTCGGATTTTCCGGTAACCAAAACGATGTAATAATTTAACTATGGAGAAGCTTTTATGGCTACAACTTTAAGTCCAGCGTTTGTAACGCTGTTTGAAGCTGAGGTTCATCAAGCTTATCAAGGCTCTGCCACTCTAAGAAATGTTGCTCGTATGAGAACTGGAGTGGAAGGTAGCACTGCTAAGTTTCCGATCTTGGCTAAAGGTTCAGCTTCAGTTAGAACACCTTCAACTGATGTTGTTCCATTAAATGGTACATTTTCAAGTGTAACTGCAACTCTTACTGATTATGTTGCTTCTGAATATTCAGACATTTTTAATCAGGCAAAGATTAACTTTGATGAAAGACAAGAGCTTGCAAAGTTAGTTGGAAATGCAATAGGTAGAAGAGAAGATCAAATCATTATTGATGCATTAATAGCTGGCTCTGCTGGAACTACAGTGGCTAACACTGTTGTGACTTCAGGTTCTGCAACTGCATCAGATTTGAATGTAGGAAAGATAATCGAAGCGAAAAAAGGAATGGATGCTAAATCAGTACCACCTACAGATCGTCATATGATTATCCATGCCAATTCACTAGCATCATTGCTTGGCGATGAAAGAGCAATTTCAGCAGACTTTGCTCAGGTCCAGGCATTAGTCAGAGGTGAGGTAAATTCATTTATGGGTTTCCAAATCCACATGATTGGTGATCGTGATGAAGGTGGACTTCCGAAGGATGGTTCTAACGACA